GTAAACATTTGACCCCTAATTGGCCTGACGATGGTGCGAGGTGCCAATTTGTAATGTGTAATGGAGAGGCAACCGATTGCGTTGTAATGCTTGTTGAAAAGGAAGACCCGATTGAAAACGCAGTTTTGTTGGTGCATGAAGCTGTGCATATTTGGCAGATGTTTTGTCAAAGCATAGGGGAAAGAAGCCCAAGCGATGAGTTCATGGCATACACCATACAGAACATTACCCATCGGCTATACCACGCTTATCAGATGGCGCTAGAACACAGGGAGAAGAAATGAACGCATACGAATTAGCAGATTATTTAGAAAAAGATTTTCAAATTCAAGAAGCAGTAATTGATATGTTATGCCAACAAGCAGACCTTATAAAACAAGCGTCTCAATTTATTCAAGAACAAGGATTGGAAAGACAATGGATTATTTGGTCACAGAAAGCAAGTGAGAAATGAAAAAAGCAATTAGCTTATTGTTGGCAATTACATTACCCATTTGGGTGCTGCCAGTCTTTATCGTTGGCGTAATAAGTGTTGGGATTTATGAAGCATATCTAAAAATCGACAACTTTTTGTGGGGCAAGAAATGAACAATGAACCAGTAGCATGGATGCACAAAGAAAGTGGACAAGTATTTGCTGGCTTGGGTAGTCCAATGAAGCCAAATGACTTTATTCCACTCTACACCACACCACAAATAAAAGAGTTAAGTGATGAGGAAATACAAAATATTTGGTATGAACATGAAAAATGGCTGGCTACTGTGCCATTGTCTTTTGCTAGAGCAATACTAAAAAAAGCGAGTGAGAAATGACTGCACCCGCCGTAGTTATAACACCCACAACAGGTCTGCCATTCTTGGCGGATGCTATGCGGTCTACTAACAACCAGCCATGCGAGCACTGGATCGTGATTGATGGCGAGGAGCATGCCCAGAAGGTGGCGGACATTCTAACCGCTGGAGATTACGTCAATAAGAAGATTATCTTGTTGCCTGAAAATACGGGAAAACCACACGAACACTGGAGCAAAAAAGAGGGAGTTAAGTTCTTTGGCAACCGAGTGTATGCTGGTATATCCAATCTAGTCAATGCAGAGCATGTATTGTTCTTAGATGAAGATAATTGGTTTGAGCCTAACCATGTAGAAACGATGCTACAAATGTTCAGGATGCCAAATCGAGAGCATGAGTGGTGCTATAGCCTACGCAAGTGCGTCAATCAGCAAGGCGAGTTTGTATGCAACGACGATTGCGATAGCCTCGGTATATTTGCTAGCTGGCGTAATATCAACCTAGTCGACATGAACTGCTATTGTTTTAAGACTGAGTTTTTAATGAAGATTAATAGCACACTACAGACCGATTACTATTGGACTGACCGACTGCTTTCAAGGGTAGCGGTATCTACGGCAAAAGACTTTGATAGCTACGGATGCACAGGACTATATACGGTGAACTATCGAGTGCGCCCCGATGCAGAACATTTTTTTAAAGAAGGCAATGAGTTTATGAATAAGTTGTATAACGGCAATTTTCCATGGAGAGCTAAATGTTAGAGAACGTACCAGCAGTAGAGACAAAGAAACCAGCCATTTTATTTGTGGCAACGCCGATGTATGGCGGTCTATGTAACGGTGGATACACCATGGGAATCCTTAATTGCACCCAAGTATTTATGCAACACGGTATCAAGATGTATTACTCGTACATGCAGAACGAGTCTTTAATTACCCGTGCTAGGAATGGATTGGCTTATGACTTTTTAAGTACGCCGGATGCAACACACCTAATGTTCATTGATGCAGACATTAGCTTCAAGCCAGAAGATATTGTTCGCATGATCCACGCAGACAAGGATATTATTTGTGGTTTATACCCCAAAAAAGAAATTAACTGGCAGTTAGTGGCAGAAGCCGTCAAAAAAGGTGTGGACTATAAAGATTTACCTAACTACACAGGATCGTTCGTAGTGAATTTAGTGGGTGGTGCTACTGAAAGCACAGGGAATATCAACGAACCCATGGAGATTGATAACGGCGGTACAGGCTTTATGTTGATTAAACGAGAAGTATTTGAAGCCCTCAAGCCCAAAGTCCCAACCTACACCAACGACATGATCCTGATTATTGATAAAAACCCTGTAAAGAAGATCATCCATGAGTTTTTTGCTACAAGTATCGACGAACAATCCAACCGTTTGCTTTCTGAGGATTATCACTTTTGCAAACTGGCTAGACAAAATGGCTTTAAAGTATATGCGGCACCTTGGGCTACGTTAGTTCATAGCGGTACGTATAACTTTGCTGGTTCTTTACCGAGGGCATGATGCTACCTAACTGCGAACTTATAAACTGCTTTGGTACGCAATACTTGGTATTTAAAGGTAATGACTTAATCTCTAACGCAGTAAGGCAAAAAGGATACGAGATTGAAGTCTATGCTATATCTCATAAACTTTTGGAGAAACACCAAGATGGGGTAATTCTAGATATTGGAGCAAATCTTGGTACATTTTCAGTTCCTTTAGCCAAAAACAACCCTCGCTTTACATTTCATGCCTTTGAACCCCAGAGGATTGTCTATTACCAGCTCTGTGCCAATACTTTTATAAACGGGCTGGATAACCTTCACTGCCATAATTTTGGGCTTTCTGATAAGCGAGATCGGTTTGAAGTAGTAGTACCCGACTATGCAACGGAGACCAATATCGGTGCGTTTAGTATTGATGATGAAACCCGTAAAAACGATTATGAGTGCAAGACCGAGGGCATGAAAGAAACCACAGTGATATTTCCGTTAGATGATGGGCAACATGCAAATGTGCGTCTTATTAAAGTCGACGTTGAAGGACACGAACTTGAGGTGCTAAAGGGCGCCAAAAATACAATCAAGCACAACAACTATCCGCCTATTATTTTTGAAGCCTGGAACTGGAAGCCGTGGTTTGAGCCAAAACGTAAAGATTTGTTTCAGTTTTTGCAAGACATGGGATACCAGATTACCGAAGGGGGTAATAACAACCTTGCGCAACATCCTAAATTTGGGGAGATGCTTAAATGATGGAGCCGATTCCGTTTGGTGGTTGGATTGATGTAGATTCACAGACTAAAAGCAAAGAGCAAGTCGAAAAGATACTTAAAGATATGCTTGGTAATGACCCACAAAGCGACATAAAATACGTCATATTAGCTGATGGGTCAGTTTATTTTTTTCGTAAAGAAGGAGATCGTTATGCCATATGTGAACAAACCCCGCCCTTACAAGAAGGAATATGAACAATATGATGGTACGCCGGCGGTCAAAAAGAAACGTGCACAACGTAACAAAGCTCGTAGGATTATGGAGAAAGCTGGGCTTGTCCACAAAGGCGATGGTAAAGACGTTGACCACAAAACCCCGTTATCAAAAGGGGGAGCAACTACAAGATCTAATCTTAAAGTTAAATCAGCCAGCGATAATCGGTCGTTTAGCCGAAACTCAGATCACACAGTAAAAAAGAATAAACCCAAAAATGGAAATAATTGATAACAAAGCAATTTTAATTACCACAAAAAGACCACATCTTGTAACTGAGTGTATTCCAAGAAGTCAGATAGTTGAGACTAATGGTGAGTTGCATAAAGTAGCGGTGCGGTGGGGTTTAGAAGAAGCACAAGCATTATCTAAACTGAAAATTAAAAATGTGCCTTCTCCAATCCAACGGGACTATAAGTGGCCTGGTTTATTTAAACCAATGGATCATCAAAAAGAAACAGCTAATTTTTTAACCCTTAATAAACGTGCCTTTTGCTTTAACGAGCAAGGTACTGGTAAAACCGCATCAGCTATTTGGGCGGCTGACTACCTAATGGAAACCAAACGTGTATATCGTGCGTTAATTATTTGCCCTTTATCTATTATGCAGTCGGCTTGGCAGGCTGATTTATTTAAATTTGCCATGCATCGTAAAGTAGGTATTGCTTATGGTGATCGTGATAAAAGAAAAGCAGTTATTGAAAGTGATGCTCAATTTGTTATTATTAATTACGATGGCGTTGAAATCGTAGCCGACGATATTGCAAAACAAAATTTTGACTTAATTATTGTCGATGAAGCAAACGCATATAAAACCATAACAACCAAGCGTTGGAAAACTCTTAACCGCATCCTGACCCCCCGAACTTGGCTATGGATGATGACGGGTACACCAGCAGCACAAAGCCCAACCGATGCGTTTGGCTTGGCAAAAATGGCAGTACCCGACAACGTTCCTAGGTTTTTCGGTGGATTTCGTGACCAAACTATGGTACAGATTACTAAGTTTAAATGGTTACCAAAACCCGACGCTGATAAAACTGTTTTTGATGCACTGCAACCTGCAATCCGCTTTAGAAAAGAAGATTGCCTTGACCTACCGGAGGTGACATATGTTTTTCGGGACGCCCCCCTTACTGCGCAACAGAAGAAATACTACAAAACCCTCAGAGACGAGTTCCTTATGGCAGCGGATGGGGAAGAAGTTAGTGCTGTTAATGCAGCGGTTAAGATTAATAAACTATTACAAATATCAGGAGGTGCTGTCTATTCTGATACCGGTGCTGTCGTTGAGTTTGATGTTAGTAATAGGTTACAAGTTATCACAGAGGTAATTGAAGAAGCAAGTCATAAGGTTCTTGTATTTGTGCCTTTCACTCATACAATAGAGTTGCTCAAAGACTATTTGAGAGGGGCAGGTATTAACTGTGAAATTATTAATGGGCAGGTTCCCGTAAATAAGCGAACTGATATATTCAAGCGGTTTCAAGAAGAAAAAGATCCACGGGTGCTTTTAATTCAACCACAAGCAGCTGCACACGGAGTAACACTAACAGCTGCTGATACGATTATTTGGTACGCTCCAGTAACATCTATAGAAACCTACTTGCAAGCAAATGCACGTATTAATCGTCAAGGACAAAAAAATGCCATGACTATTGTGCACATTAAGGGTAGTCCCGTAGAGACCAAACTATACAATATGCTGCAAAATAAGTTGGATGTGCATACAAAAATAATTGACTTGTACCGACAAGAAGTTGACGAAAAATAATTGACATAGTAAAGTTGTAGTTGTAGTATTAATAAACGGGCTAAGACCCGATATAAATAAGGAAACTAAAATGAACGATGCCGAAGCGGTAGTACAACCTGTCGTCGACGTTGACGAGTTAGTCAAGATCTATATCAAGATACGTGATGCTCGTGACCAAATCCGACGTGAACTAGAAGAAAAAGAAGCTGACCTCAATGAGCAGCTTGCCATTATTGAACAAGGATTACTTGAAGCATGCAAAGCAACTAATGCCGACAGCATTAAGACTAAACATGGGCTTGCCATGCGCTCAATCAAATCTCGTTACTGGACTAGTGACTGGGAGAGATTTTACGAATTTTTACACGAGCATGAAGCACCTGACTTGCTCGAGAAACGCATTCATCAATCCAATATGAAGCAGTTTTTGGAAGAGAATCCGGATTTGCATCCCGCCGGTTTAAATGTGGATCGCACATACGCAATTACTGTTAGGAGAAGCAAATGAGTAACGTCGCCTTATTTAATAACCAAATGCCCGACTACCTTAAGGAAGTCGAACTTGATGATGTAACCAAAGCCCTATCGGGTGGCGGTTCGCAAGTTAAGCGTATTGCGCTTGGCAATAACAAATTTGTGCTTAAAGTGGATGGTACTGAAGTATCCAAGACCAACACCGACAAGCTAGAAGTTGTTATTGTTAACGCTTCTAAACATATCTCAAGAACATTTTATGCGAAAGCATGGGATCCTAAAGCCGATGCAGCACCGCCTGATTGCTGGTCTAACGATGGTGAGAAACCCGAC